CAATACATTGATATCAGGATTTGTAGCGTATTTGTTTGCGCGCAATCATTATGACGACAAGAACGAGGCTTTCCGTAATTTGGGACTCGTTTATGGGGACGATTTGTTGTTGCCATCTAACTCACGGCGGCCTTTGGATGTGACGAGAATTTTGGGCTTGAAGTTAGTGCTTGCCACTGTTAGGCCTTATGCACCAATCCCATTTTTGTCTCGTTGGTTTATTCGCGGTGGATCGTTTTGTGACCCAATGAGGGCCTTGGCGAAGATACATACCGCAATACCGCGTGGTTTAGATCTGCCAATGACCGCTGCCAATCGAGCACTTGGTTATTTGGTTACAGATGGCAACACCCCAATTGTATCAGAAATATGTCGGTATTTGATGGCCAAATATGGCGTGGAAGATGCTGAGTATGAATATGGGCATGATCATGAATGGGACATCAAAGTAAACATGGGCCCATGGGAACAACCAGAGATTGAAGAGATGAGCATACTAATAGCTAAGCTTTTGAGAATCGAACCAAGTGCATTGACACAAATAACGGATCGCATAACGAGCGCAAGGGATGACACTACATACCCAACAGGGATTATTGAGAATGACTCGTATGTCACTACTGTGCCTGTTGAAGTGCTCGATGGCAACGTCATATTTGTTATTGATGCCCCCGAAATCGAAAGCCAAAGCACGCCCACGCCCACCGCAACGCCAACCCTTGGCAATATCGCGCCCACCACCAACTCGAGTAGCAGTGTCCAGAGGAATAACAACCGAGGAAATACTGGCAACAGTGGTGATAGACGCGCCGACACTCGACGAGGTGGGAACCGAGAAAGTCCCCCGACAGGTCCGGCGGGATCGGACAACAATCCCGTTGACGCTCCCAACCGCCCTGCCAGGAGTAGCGTGTCGAGGAATACAGTTGGCATTGACAGCCTTTCAAGCCCCTGTGACCGTGACCAGCCCTCTAGGAACAATAGTAGTGATGACGGGCAAGACGATGGTCATTCAATGCCCACCCAATGTCCTGACGGCGCACCTCCATGGTTACCCGACGCCTTGGCCCCTGCCATTAACAGCAGCGAAAATCCTGCAGACTGAAGGTTGTGAAGACCCAGTTCTAATGGTGAGGGGGCGTTTTGTTTGGCGTTAATTGCCAACACCCCTTCCGTTAAATTCAAATTTGTCTTTTTATTTGAACGCGG